ATGGATAGAGATTATTCTTTTTAAGATTTGATTCGCCCCTCTATAAAATTTTTTCTCTCTCTTCATAATTTTTTTTTTTTTATAAACACTACGCACGAATATTAGATTCTCTTCCAGTCTTTGTTGCGTGACAACTATTACATAAGGATTGTAGATTATCTAATGATGTCTTTGAACCTCCAAATCTCATCGGTTTAATATGGTCTACACATTGTGCTGGGATAATGTATCCTTCTTTCTCACATAGCTCACAGAGGGGATTCATCTGCCGATAATAATTTCTCAGGGAGCGCCATTGCTTAGAATTATAAAACGCTATATGTTCATCAGTTGAGCGAGTGAATGGTCTTAATCCTTTAGTATCTCTTTGCTTAGTTGGTATCCAAGGACGCTTCTTAGACTTTGGGAATGATGGCATCGTTATAAGTTTAACTCAGTTAATATATAATAGTACTCAGCATCTACTTCAAGGATATATTCCATATTATTATGATAGTCTAATAGCTTTTGTTTATCCTCTACCCGCCCCTCCCATAACTCGTGGCATCCTTTTCTATCCCCACCCCCTAGACAATGATATGTTATATTACGAGGGTCTGTTATTAAATCTCTCCTACGACTCCTAGGGATTAGATGAGAATGACTGAGGGGTAGGTCCCCCCTACCGCAACCAGTACAACAATGAGCTCTAGTATCTGCTATCTCTTTATATACTCTCTTTAACTCTTTGTTTATTATCTTTTGCTTGTCTGATATCTTTCTCATCTATATTATCACTTAGGTAATCATCTATTATCTTAATAGTTGAATCTAATCCTTTACCTATACAAGCGTAGTATCCTCTTTTGTTTAATCGTTCTATCCAAACCTTTTGGTCTTTTGTAGGATATCCCTTTTCTTTTATCTCAATAAATAAACCTGCATACCGCCCTACAGGTTCATAAATACCTAAGTCNGGAAACCCCTTAACNTATCCCGTTGCTTTAGCCTTATTTCGTTGGCTGGGGTATCGCTGATATTGACCTCCAAGCGATGCACAATATAATACCTTTGGATATTGTAGCTGTAAGTATTTTACGACATTTGATTGTAATTGTGCTTCCGACATTCTAGATTAGGTATTATGAAAACACTGCAAAGATATAAAAAACATTGAATTTGATACTCTTACATTAAAAAAACTTAAAAGTCCCTTAAAACGACTCCTAGTAAGCGTATTTTTAAGATAATAGGTCTTTTATATCAAAATAGGCTGCTTTTAAGCGTTGATACAAAAAAGCTAAGGGAAAAACGATGATAATTGTTATCAATGTAATTGCTAATCCAAATATCGCATCAATTAAGAGTGCTATCAGTTTCCCAATTAATAAAATCGTTGTTTTTATGATTTTCATATGTTGTAATAAAATCTATATTAATAATTCTATCTCCTTTTATCCATTCATCTACAATATTAACAATATCTGAGATTAACTTCTCCTTATCTTTTTGACTATCATCTGAATCAGGAATTTCAAATTGAATTATTGCTTTCATTTTAATTCTCCGTGGAGTTTTTTTATATAAGTTCCATCTTTTTTAGATTCCCAAACTATTTCCCCTTGTAATTTGAATTTCTGTCTGCGTTTGAGTTCTTTTTGTCGGACTTTATAATCCTCGTAAGATTCATTCTCTTCTCTTTTTGGATTAGTATTCATTTTGCAATCTTACAATTTTTTTTTCAATAATTCTTTATAAGTTTTAGTAAAATCATCACATTGTTTTATAAAAGATTTTTTTCTCCTATAATAATTATTAAGAAAATGAATAATCTCATCAAGTGATAAATCGTGATTTCTATAATCGTTGAGTTTATTCTTTAACTCATCTCCAAATCTATCTCTTTGTTTTACCATTTTCCATCTGGTAATTTTCTAACTTGTCTGGTATTAAATCCATCTCCAATAAAATATAACCACGCCCTATCCTCCATAATATCATATTTTACTCTACCATCATCAATTGCAAAATCATCATAGCAAGGAATAAAAATTTCAATTAGTTCTCTACAATAAAAATGAGGATGCCCCTCTAAATTATCTAACATCATAAAAGTCCATTCATCTACCTCATAAACTTCTCCTGCTATCGGATAACTAGGTTCTCTTGTTACATAAGGTAATCCATTATAATGGTCTTCTAATAATGTATATTCTTTCTTAGTCCAAGCTTTACCTATTAAGGTTGAGTTCTTTAATAAATCATTATTATGTTTATCTGATTTTAATGTTCCGTATACAAATACTTTTTGTTTCATAATTTTATTACATTTTTTCTGATTAATAATTCCCAATCTACATTCCAAAGTATTTGACAATGATTACATATCATTCCATCCACTCTTTCCTCATCTCTATATTTACTCGTATATTTTTTTGACTTACAGCAAGGGCAAGTTCTAAAGTTTGGCTTTGTATATTTTATTACTTTCATTAGCTATACAAAATATTAGAACCATCTCCTTTTAAGTAACCTTGTAATATCTCTTGTTCCTCCCCATCTATTACAATAATCTTGATTCTATCTTTATAAACAACATTCAATGATTCTTTAAATTCATCTCCATCAATACCACAAATATATAATGGGATATGTTCGCAGTGAGATAATATCTCATCAGGATAATCGTATGCGTTTATACTTATAAGAAAACCCTCATCAAAATTATCCTCCGCCCACTTAGTTAGTTTATCTCCTTGTACATAGATATACTTATCATTTTGTAACATACCCTTTTGATTTTCTCTAGTAAAAGGTTTTCTGTAATACCCTCTGTGTTGATATCCAATATCTGATAGATTAAGCCACTCCTCTTCTTTTCTTATCTTATTCAAAAACTTAGGTACAAAACCATCCATCTCCTCCTTAGTTAATTTTCTTTCTGCATCTCCACTACCATCATCTTTTTCTAAAGCAGCTTCTTTNTCAAAAGCTTCTTTCAAAGTTTCTCCATTTTCATTTTGATAAGTATTCATTGCTTCATTCAAAGCATCTTGAATGTCTTGAGGTAATTCCTCATCTGAGTTTTTAATTCTCCAATTTCCGTTTTTGTTCATAATTTAATTTTTTAATATTAGTACTTAGTGATTTCATTCCAGTTCCATTCGGACTTCTATATGCTAATCGTTTATCTTTATATTCAATTTCTTTAGATTCATTATCCCAAATTAATTGACGATGAGCTTTTATCCATTTGTAATATGTCTTAACAGTTATATGAAAATCATCTGTATTTCGTATACCCTGCCTAAACGCTTGTTGTATATCAGTTTGAGTTAAATTCTTAAAATCAGTTTTCAAATCATCAGCNAAAATCATTGCGAATGTTACAATGTCTTCTTCTGTTGGTCTTTGTCCTAATTCCATATATGTTCTACTCAATAAATCACAAGAAAATTCTCTTAAACTTTCAATCGTGATGTCTTTTATTTTTTTCATAATCTATATCTAGTAAAATTAAGTTCTCTCCTTTTTGATGTCTATATATTGAAAGATGCTCAAAGTCCCTTAAAACTACTCTAAGTAAGGGAGAGGAGATATTATCCATTGCTATTATTATTAAGATTTCTAATCATTTCTTTTGCCTTTTGATGAGTATTAATTGATGTTTTTATTTTAGATTTTTTAGTTGGCTTATTCCATTTCTGATTATTCTTACACCATCTTTTTAATCGTAAATTAATATCAAAAGTTTTCTCCATTTCAAATCTCATCTTTGTTCCTTTTGGATTCTGCTCTGTCCAATAATCACTAAACTCTTTTAATACATCAACACTAACATCAGTCACTTGAAAAAGAATTTCCTCAAATTTCATTTTCCTTAATGATATATTATTTATAGTATTATTCTTAATATTATTATCTCTCTGTTTTTTATATACACCCCCCTCATTATTTTTAATGATACCTATCCTCCTTTCAATGATTTGTTTATCTTTATAAATTAACTCAACAGATATAAAACCATTATCTTTTAATTCTTTAATCCATAATGAGATGGTATTCTTATTAACCTGATAGAGATTAGCAAAGTAATTATTAGTAGCGAAACAATAACCTTTCTTATTTGTAAGACAAGTTATCTCTCCATACAAGAGTTTAGCACTCGGTTTAATATCCGAGTACCTTACTCTCGCAGGGATGATTGCATAGTAATTAGGATACTCCATTCTCAATTCTATCACATTGTTCTTTGGTAGATGATAAACAATACTTAACATATCTTACATTATTACCAAATCTATTTTCTCCATCACAATATAAAGAATAGATATCATATCCTTTTTCTCTCAGATTAAAGATAATAGCTCCTAATCTTTGAGTTCCAACTAAATCGTAGGCTTCCTCCTGAGATAATTGTTTCCCAGTTTTTAAGTAATTCAATACCGCCTCAGTTTGTGAATTACATTTGATTCCATTTACTATCATAATAATTTTTTTAATTTATACAATTCGTTATTTATTTTTTTTCGTTCTTCGGTTTTTTTAATTATCTCTGTTTCAATAACATACCTCTCTCCATCTAACATCTGAGATTTGAAGAGATTGTATCTCCTTTTTAATGGTCGTTCAACCTCAAGCAACTCACCCATCTTTCTACAATGATGGATGATAGTTGCGTGATTAGTTATTGCAGGAATAAACTTTCTTATCTGATGAAAAGTCATTCCTATATCCTCTCTAAGAAAATACATTAGATATCTCCTACCCTCCATAATATCTTTTGTTCGAGTAGTATGATTTTCAAAATGCTTAACATCAAAAGAAAATATATTTGAGATAATAATCTTAGCTCGTAATACAATCTCTTCCATTAGAACATATCGTTATCTCCCTCACTCTCCGATGCTCTATTAAACTTTAATTCATTTAGTTTACTTTGATATTCATCGGTCTTTTTTATTTGCTCTTGTACCCATTGAGGTTGTTCCTCTAACCATTCCTGATTAAAGTTATCAAAGAAGTTAAAAACAAATGATGGATTAATCTGCTCAGGACATTCCCAACCATTAGGAAGTTTAGATACCCCAGTTACTGAGGAGTATTTATTTCCAGCGTTTGATGTTTTATGAGTTATAGTTATCATACAACACCCCCCTAGCATATCAGTCAAATCAAATCTNGGAGTTCCAGTAAAGGCTTCCCCCCTCCAAGATTCTAAATCTTTTCGGAGATTAGATTTCTCGTGTAATGATAATGTATACTCTTTTGAGATAACCATCGGTTTCTCCTCTCCTCCAAAATCCCTCATCTCACTAGGTATTTCAAAAGTTAATCTGATTTTGTTAGACCTCTTTTGTTCTCCCTGATACTCCCACTCCTGAGTTCCTAGATGTATCATTGAATAACATCTAGCAACATGAGTTCCATTTGGAACAATTTCTCTAGTTACTTCTTTCGTGCTTTCTGCACTTACTTCTATTCCTTTCATAATATTATTTTTTAGAAAGTTATTGCCTACTCTATTAAAGGTTTTCGGCATCCCCTATTAGCGTTCATCTCTTTCTCCATCTGCTCTCATCTCATCCCAAGATTCTTTCTGTAGAGCCTCGTATTCATAATCCTCTATCTCATCTGCATCACACCCACATTCTGAGCATACTTGAAATGTATCACAATGGTCTTTACATTTATAACACATCATTCTATCAGTACACATTCTAGCATCACAACAATCACTTCTATCAGAATCCTCCATCTCAGCTCCACAACATCTGCTTACCATATTATAACCAACCCCATCATCAATAGGATTACTTAATTTCCAATTATCATAACTACTCATTACCTCGAATGTATTTAATTAATTTATGAGTTCCATTCCTCCATTCATCCTCAGTTGCTTCCTCATAATCTGAGTCTAATACAATAGCGTGATTACCAGTATCAAATTCTACCCTACCATTCTCCTCAAACTTAATTCTATCAACCTCTAGCCTACCTTGAATAACATCTATCTTGAATAACCATCTTAATGTATCAGGATTAATCATACTTTGCCAAACATATTTTCTATACACTGGTAANTCGCCTGCCATTATACCATCAAGAATAAAAAGTTTATTCTCTGAAATTTGCTTTCTTTTAATAATAGGAGATTTCAAATGCTCCTCTAATAATTTCATTTTGTCCTCGTGATTCATAATTTTAATTTTTGTTTTTAATTGAGTAAGTCGCTCTCACTCTGTTAGTAATTAATGTATCTAATTTTCTTAATCTTTCAATTTCTTTTTTATACCACAAATATCTTTCGTTAGACATTGGCTGGTAATTAGGTTTATTTCTCATTTTAAGTAGTTTTAAGGGGCTCTCGTACGCAAGACAATACCTCAACATATCCCATCTCAATTAAGCTAAGGATAAACGATTTATCCGAAGTATCATCTATTATAGTTCCATCCCAGTTATAAAATCTTTTTTTAGTATCTTGTCTATGTTGNGCGTTAGTAGAGGGNTGAGAATAAACAATCATTCTCATTTGTCTAACCAAATCTGAGTAGGAATCTGATATAAACATTTCGCCCTCCATTTTATAAACGCACTTCCATTTGTATGTAGGTATTAATCTCATTATGATATACAAAAACAAAAATCACTACCATCAGCATCTTGACAATCACATCTATTATCAAACATATCCAATTGGTCTTGATGATTAGATAAATCGTAATCTGTGATATCAATATCATCCAATTTATCATACTTATCAGTAATCCCACTATAAGGAGATTTTTGAGGAGTCCAATATGATTTTCTTTGATTAGATAATCCATACTCCCACCATTGCTTTTTAACCTTAGAATATTTAGATGCGATAGGGTCGTGTTCAATATCATATTTTGCTATTACATTAGCTCCCTCCCATACATAGATTCTACCCTCTTTTAATTGGAATATATTATTTAATTTACATTCAATCATTACATCTCTAAGTGATGAGAAATAAACACCCCCCCTATCATCTCTACCAACCCATAAAGGATTGGTCTTTCTATAAGTATATAATTTACCATCTCCCATCGTAAATAGAGTCGCTAGAGCACCACTAAACTTTCCTAGAGTATCTAATCGCTGAGATTTATTAAGTACCTTAAAAATCATCTGAGAATCAACCTCAGTCTTTTTTAACTGATACTTCTCTCCTACCTCTCTATAATTATGTACTACTCCATTATGAGCTCCAATAACACTTCCATATTGGAATGGATGCTGATTAGCTATTGTCTTTTCTCCGTGAGTTGCGTATCTCGTATGACCGATAAAAATCTCACTTCTTTTCGGCATCGGTAAAGTATCTGATTTTCCAATTACTTTATTCATATTATTTCCATCATAATATCCCGTAGAATGACCTCCACGACTATCATTAGCTTTCATCAATTTTCTCAAAATGACTGGGTTAGCTTTTTCCCCGTTACTCGTAAATCCTATTAATCCACACATATCAATTTTTGTTTTGTGGGGGGCTTTCATACCCCCCTGATTATTATTTATTTTAATTATGCTGCTAATACTAATTGACCTAAACTTCTAGTTGTTAATCCCTCACAAGCTATATTAAATCTACTAGCCCATTCTCTCAAATGACTCTTTACATTATCAACTGATACTCCATTTTCAAATATCTTAAAAGAACCATTTGATAATTTAACTAATTCTAATTCATTTGATAATTGCTTACCGGCTACTCTAACGATATCCTCCTCAACTCTAAACTGCTCAAATCCAAAACCTACAGCTCTCTTACTCATAAACTTTTTAAGTGTCTTAGAACTGCTAAAAGTCTTTTCAAATGTAGTTGCTGATTTGTATATCTTATTTGCTTTTACTGCTCTATCAACTAAGTTCCCACAAAATACAACCCAGTTATTTAATTTAGATGAATCTAAAGTTCCTGCGTGTTGTCTAAATTCTACTGTTCCATATTTTCTATATGATGTTAAATTTACTGCTCTATATCTCCCACCTAAAGTATCAGCTAAACGATTGATTTGAGATACATTTGTTTCTCCCTCAGTTTGGTCTAATCTATTATCTATTGTATTCCATAATCTTTCATTATCTCCTAAATCAAAACCACAACCTCTATACATATTTTGTGACCATCTTAATCCTTTATTTCCATCCCATCTCCTTGATGGAGCAACAACACAATCAATAAACTCAGATTGNTTAGCATATAATTTAACTATATTTCCTACTTGTCTTGGAGTAGCATCATTAATATCTATATGAACATGAACTCCACAAGATACATCAACCTCTACATCATCCATATCATTTAAGAAATCAGCTACTTTAATTAATTCATTCATCCCTTTCTTTCCTTTTAATATAGGGCTAACGATTTCTAATCCATAACCTAATCTTGATGATACTGAGCTATCAGTGATTACTTTCCAATAAGGNTGAGTAGCGTGATTATAAGATTCACCTCTACATTCTAGACTTCTGAATTTATTATTTATTCTATTTGCGATTGTTACTTGATTTTCTCTTGAGTTAAATTCTAACTCTACTCCGAATGTTCTGTTTGATTTGATAATTGTTTTCATAATTTTTAGTTTTTGTTTTTGTTTTTTATCATTATTGATGCTCAAATATAGGAAATAAATTGATGATAACTAACACTTATCAAATTATTTTACATTGAATTTCCTAGATAAGAGCGCACTTTTTTTGATTTTCGTTTCTAAAAATACATAAAAATTTCACTCATTTTTCGTTAAGTGCTGTGGGAAAGTGGTAAAAATAGAAAGCCCCCTAATTAAAGGAGGCTCTCAAAACAAAAACTGAAACTACGAATTGTAGAGTACAAACTCAGTTACGAATTTGTAATTTCAAAAGTAATCTCAATTATGAAACATATGCCAAAGATACTATTTTTTTATTAACAAATTTTTTCTAATAACTTTTGCTCCTAAATCCATTGGTATAAAAACACCAGTTCTACCTCCATCTAAAACCACCCCACATCCAATTGTTGGCTTCTTTGGAAATACTCGTCCATATGCCATTGCATAAGATGAATTATCTATTCCACAACCAACATTCAATCCGAATATCATATCGTTACGACTTGCCATATATGATACCCCCCCGAATGAATGAGAATGTCCTATTACGGTAGATTGTCTATTTGCGATAGCCCTATTTCTAGCCCCGTTTTGACCTGATGTTCCAGTTCCGTGTTCATATAATACTCCATCAATTTCCCATTGTAGTTCCCATTTCCAGCCCTTAGGGGCTTTCCATATCTCCTCATAAGTTTTTAGAAATCTTTTTGGAATACCTGATGATGTTGCTTTTCTAAAAGGTAGAGCAGAATGATTACCTACACATACCTTTACCTCATTAAATGTAGAATACCATCTATTCATTGCCTCTTGAGCTAATTCTGCTTCTCTTAAAGCATCGAATGCCCCCTCTGAATTCTCGTGATAACTGAGGGCGTGATTATCTACTTCATCACCAATATGAATAATCTCACTACAACCAAATCTATTAAAGGTTTCATAGCAAAAATCTCTATATCCTTCAATACAAAATGGCTCGTGAGTATCGCCTATTATACCTACATTTTTAGAATTTCTGAAATCGCTGATTAATTTGTTCTCCCTTTCATTTAATCGCGGTCTAAATTGTTTCACTATTTCTTTTTTGCTTCCTTACCGAAATCAGCTAATCCCTGGAAACCTGCTAAAGATAATAATGCAATAAATAAGTTAGTAGCAGTTTGTTCATCTACTCCTAAACTACTCATTATAGCTGGAACGATTACAGATGATATTGCATACCAAAACTTCTTACTTGTTAAAATTTGTTTTACAAATAATGCTTGAAACCAATTTTTCATTTTATATAATTTTTAATTAATAATAATGCCAAATAACATTTGGACTTTTATCACCCCCGTTCACCCTATCATCAGAGTCAACATGAATGAAATTCTTACCAATACCAAAACGAGTAAATCCTTGACTCATTAATGATACTAATATAAGAAATCTTTCTCTACCATCTTTTACTGAGATATCTGCTGCATTACAAGGTATATTCATATGAGATGAATTTTTAACCCCCCCTACAGCAGTATTATGTTTAGGACTACGATATCCAGAATTAATCTTGAATGGTATTTTTGCTTTATGTCTTGCGTTATCTAATTTTTGTAAAAAAGACGGACACATATTTTCTCCACTTCCCTCCTCAGTAGGACAATCAAATTCACTTCTATTGAAATATCTTAATGCTGGATAGTTTCTATCTTTTTCACTCATTTTTTTTTACTATCATTTTCTTTGATATAATGCTTTATTTTTAATATTGAGTATATCAGCGTAGAGATAAGGATTAAAGTCCTTAAAATCGCATCTAAATCGGTTAAACTCATCATTATTCCGGTAGCATTAACTCCGATAAATTCTGCTGTATCTCTTATCTCATTTTTCATTATTGTAATTGTTTTATCATTAAACTGCATGCATTTACTAAAGTAATACTATTCATTGATGCATTACTCGCTGCCTCTTTCCAGATTACCAATCTAAAATAAACTGGATTATCTGCCGAAGCTACATTCTTATACATCGTAGAACCTGATGTACTTCCCTTTCTTATAGAACCATTTCCTCTGTCATATATATAACAATGAGTAGGAGAATAATCTACCCATCCAATACTTTCTCCCTCCGATGTTCCATACTGTAATTTTACTCCAGATAAAATTCTATTATTAACTAGATTAGTATTAGTTCCTACCGTCCAAGATATTTCATAATAACCAGAATCTCCTAATTTCCAAGAATGACCTGCATTCTCTATTGAACCAGGACCCTCTCCATCATAAAGAACTATACTCGTTGAGGCACTAGTAATTAAATCTGAATCAAAAGGAATAACTACAGCACTTGCTTCTCCAGTAGTAGTTGAGGTAGTCGTTGTTCCTGAGCATTTATAAGTTCCATAATTAGATATTACATCACTTCCTCCTCCTGAGTATTGAGGTATATTAAGTGTATCATCTGATAAAGTTGCTGCCCCGCTAGTACCCTCTGTTGTTAATGTAATAGTTCCTTGTTTTCCTGCTATTGCAGTAGCATTAGTAGTTATCCCTGGAGCATTTAATGTTACATCCCCAGATGAGCCACCCCCCGTTAAATTAGTTCCTGCAGTAACTGAGGTTATAGTTCCACCTCCTGATTGAGAATCTACATAGGCTTTAACTGATTCGGTAGTAGGTAATTTATTACTTAAATCTGAGCCTTCCATTGTATCTGAATCAGTGAATCCATTTATCGTTACTCCATCTTTAGTTAATCCAGTTGAGCTAACGGTAAAACCTGCTACTGTTCCTCTTGTTTTTCTTAATGATTCATTATACCAATCTGCTATATCTACATAGATAACAGCTTTCTCAGTTACATTCCAAAGTAAAGAGGTAGATTCAAATTGAATAGAATCAGATGCTGGGCTCTCCTCAGTCGCATCAGATTGCATCACAAAATCAGCTGTTAATGTTAATTCTGCGATTCTCCCTTTTTCCTCTAATATAACCTTATCTCCAGTCTTTAATGTTTGACCTTGAGTTTGCCCTGCCTCAGCTACTTTTAATGAGGTAAAGGCGTATGTAGTATCTTTTAATGACCTACGCTTATTATCTTTAATACTAAGGATAGGTTGTATCATTCTCCTCGCTGCTATTTGACTTACAGCACTTACTGATTGTCTAGCCAAAGCAGTTTGTTCATTTCTAATAACTCCAGCTCCTACATCATCATCATCTATCGGACCGTGTGGGTCAATAGGGTCGTCAGGACCACCACCATTAGGATTAGTCGTTGTATTTGCTGTTGCTACATTCCAAACCATCTGAAACCACATTCCAGTAGTTTCATCCATATCTATCATCTGAGTCATTTTTAACGGAACAAATTTATGGTCGTTTAATGAATCAACTATTCTACCAATAGGATTAACATATTTCGGATAAGAAGCAGAACCACTTAAATTTTTATTTGATACACTTAATGCTAAAGTATAATTTCCTTTTTGTGATGGAATATTTTGCATATTAAGAGCATCAGAACATAACATCTCAGTAAAAGAATTACTACCATTTGATACACCTCTACCCCACTTACCAAGATAATCAGTAAATACCCAACCACTACCATCATATACTTTTAATGAACCGGGTACATCTTGATTATCAGTATCTCCCCACAAAGTGTCTTTAATATTCAATATAAAAGAATCAGATGTATTTGTATAATATTGTGTATTGTAAGATGATGAGCCAATAGCTCCACCAGTTACTGGACTAAACATACATAATCCTAATGATGGAGATAAATCATTATACCAAACTGAATAAGTAGGACCCCACATTCCATAATATAGAGTACCTGGAGGATTAGGATAATCCGGGTCGTAACCTGCTTGAATATTAGCCCAAGGAGGAGCAGTAATTGGAGGCATAGGAGGTATCTTAGCTGTAGCCCCGTGCCAATCACAAAACCACGCTCCATAATTATGACTAGGTCCGTGATGTCTAGCGATTAATTCAAAATCCCAATCGCCTTGCATATTAGGATGTATCGGCATCAAATTAGCGTTATTTCCTACCTCTGTTCCATCTATAATATCTATCGTTGAAACTCCGTGAGGAACGACTATATTTTTGAAAAACATTTGGTCATCTACATTACCATTTGTATTTCCTAAAGTAGAATTCCATTGATTAATAAATCTACCATCATATCCAGGCATCGTTCCTCCTAANTCAGTATTCAAATCTNCTAATGGATAATAAGGCTCCCAATACAATTGCCAATTTCCTGAAGGCATATCCTGACTCCAAGTAGCTACTAATGCATCAGATGATGACCAAGTAGATGAAGAAGTAGGTTTTGCCCTTATCGTCCAAGCCATTTGAAACTCTACATCATCAGGACAAGTATTCATAAATTGTAATGATATCATAATATAGAATCCATCTAATAGATAAGCATCATTGAATGTTCCTAAAGGTTTAGTAGTATCTTCCCATCTACCAGAAATAACACCAGGAGAAGCTACTCCAAATGTAGGCCAAGTCTTTGGAGATTGGTCTTTACCATATAACATAGGAAAACCAGTATATCCATTGAAATTAGATATTGATGGAAAATTAGTAGATACCTTTTTAACTATTGGATATTCTCCCCAAGTCGTTCCAGTTAATTTTTGTAATCCATCAGTTGCTGCGGTAGAATTTTCAATTTCTAACTCAAATCTATCAATACTATTACCACCTAAAGCCTCATTTGTTGATACAAAAACTCCTGCTTTTGAATATGTCGTTGTTCTAACATTATCTGGAATACCTACCGTTCCTGATTCTGTTCTTCTATACTCAGCCACTTGAATAAAATATACTACATTATTATACATTACACATCTCATTCCCCAAGCTCTACAAATATTTTGTAAAGCATCATAAACACTTAAAGGTTTATAATATAAAACACCAGTATTAGACTGACCGGTTTGAGTATAAAATTGCTCTCCATTACAAGCGGTATATCTTAAAGGGTCTAAATTTGTTAATGTACCCCCTATTCCCCCGTGTTCTGCGTTATACCAATTAACAGCGGTTTGAATTTTCCAAGCTGGAACACCAGAATTAGGACAAGTAGAGGTATCCATAAAATCAGCATATCCTAAAATCTCTACTATCCATTTAATATAATTAGCGTATCTAGCTCCAGATGGAGTATTTGCAGGTAGAATATAAGTATCAGCCATCGCATATGGAGGGCTATTTGTATCTGCGTTATGAACGAAATCAATATCTTTCAATAAAGATAATCCATCAACCCCTTTTATCGTTACTCCATAAGGAAAAGCCTCGTCAGTTCTTTCTCCTAAATCTAATAATAAATATCCACTCCATTGAACCTCATATCCCCCCGTTGTTCCATTCCATAATACAATATAAACATCCTTTTCCTCTATTGTATCTCCTCTCAGATATTCAATCCAAGTTTCATCTGTTGAGTTTTGAACTAAAAATTCAAATTCTATATTACTACAAATAATCTCTGTTAATTTATTTTCTCCTGCTGTATCAAAATTAACTTGTAAAGAACCTTGAGTAGTATCGAAATCTCTTGTTGAGCCAGTATGTTCGGTATCCCAGATTTGTAATCTATATGGAGTTCCGTTTAAGCTTCTAAAATCAGAGTTATATATTATTCCCGCCATTCGTGTTTATGTAAATCTTAATCTGTGTGTATTTGCTAAATCATTTGAAAGNAAAATATCATTCCCTTTTATTGTTCCAAAAATCTCTACTTGTTGCTTTTGATTACTCGTTCCTAACATACCTTTTAGCTTATCTAAAGGAGCAACTACCTCTGGATTATTCTTAGCCCCTGAATACTCTCCAATTAACGCATTAGTAGGTCCAAATGCTATACCCCCTTTCGCCATAGGTATTGGAGTTGATTTTATCGCTGCAACTTGCATAGCCCCTAANCCTGCTACTATTCCTGCCATAATAAAATTCATTGGAGGAGCTGACCCCCCTAACGCTCTAACAACTCCCTCAGCCGCAGCCATTACAGCACTAAAGATTTTCATTTTCTTATCTCTCTTAGCTTGTTTCTTTTGTAATTTTTTAGTTTCTTTATCTTGCTTTTTTTCTAAATCTTCTTTCTTTTTTGCTGCAGCCTCATCAAGTTTTGCGATGGCTTCGTCTTCCATCTCCTTATTCATTTTTTTATTCTCTATTTTTTCCAACTCACGATTATACCAATTCTCATAATCTAAATTTTCTTGCTCTTGTTGATTTGTTAGAGTTTGTGCTTGTGCGTCAGCCTGAGCTTGTAATACATCGTTTATTCCACTAACTACCGTTGAAGCTACATTTTTCATATTATCCCATCCAGTTTCAATGGATTTTAATGATTTCTCCCAAGCCGAAGCCACTTTATCAGCTGCCTTATCATTTTCTTTTTCTATCAGCTTNTTATACTTCTCGTTGATAGCTTTTTTCTCATCTGCTGCGTATTGAGTATCCTCAACTTTTAATAATTCATTTTCTCTAGCATTTTCTAAAGAAATTAATCTTGCTTTATGCGCATCAGATTCATTTAATACAGCATACTGTTGTTTTAATTTTCTAATATTCTCTTGTGACCTTTTTTCTGCCTCTTCTATTTTTTTCTTTTTTTCCTCCTCCTCTTTTTTTACTTGTTCAGCGTCTTTATCTCCATCTCCATCTCCACTATCATCTCCACCATCATCTGTACTAGTTGAGGTACTTGGTATTGAAATGTTAGGCATTTTGATATCCTCTAAATTTTCTCCTAATTTTTCAACTTCTTTTGAGGTATCTTTTACTTCATTTTTAACACTTTTAGATTCCATCTTGAATTTACTCATTAATGGAATAGCTTTAATCCCTACAGCTCCAGATAANTTATTAACTCCTTTGATTAATCCATTAATAGCATCTATAACCCAGTTTGCAGCAGTCTTAAACGCATTTCTAACCGTTACAGCAACATCAGATGATGATGTAGCAAAATACCAAATTGCAGCAACTACAGCTACGATTGCAGTGATAATAGCTCCAATAGGATTTGCAGCTAATACCGCATTAAAATAAGCTTGTACCCCTCCAGCTACTTTAACAGCGTTAGACCACGCTTTCCATATCTTTACAGCCTTACCTCCCCAAGTTACTATCTTTCCAATTATCATAAGTGCTGGACCTGCAACAGCTACCCAACCAGCCCACTTTACAATACTAGATTTTGCTTCATCTGATAAACTTCCCCACCATTTAGTTAAATCTTGAATCTTTTCAGTAATCATTTGAACAACTGGGGTTAATTGCATCCCTAAATCTGTTCCAGCTACTTTTAGACCATTCATAGCTTGTTCCATCTTAAAGGCATCTGTTTCAGCAGTCTCCGCAAATGCCCCTTGAACAAAACCTCCATTTTCAGCAGATTGAGTCATCTCATCTAATACCCCCGTATAAGCCTCTGTTTGACTTCCTAATACTCCTAATGCTCCTTTTAATGCTTGAGATTTTGTAAAGAAATCAGCCATTGGAATACCATTAGCTTCAAATTGAGATTGTAGAGTTTGTAGCGTCCCCATTAATCCTTGTTCTGCCATCATTGTTTTTACATCATCAGCAGACATTCCTAACTTATCTAATGCTTCGGCTTGTTTTTTAGTAGGCTCAGANTCTANTTTAGCAAAAGTCATCATAATAGCCGATAACCCATTTGTTGCGGCAGTAGCATCACCCGTTGTTTGAGTATATGTAGATATTAAAGCCCCTACCTCATCAAAAGATATTCCAAGATTCGAAGCTAATCCTAATTGTTTTCCTAATACATTTGATAATTCCTGAGCATCAAACATACCAGTTCTTACCATTACTCCAAACTTATCTAAAGCATCTGACGCTGATAAAGTTTCCTCTCCATAAGCATTTTGAGCTGCGGCAGCAACAACAGCTAAAGACTCCATATCTCCTAAACCACTCGCAGAGCCTTTTGCGACAGCTTCTAAGGTTTCCATAGCATTAGTAGAAGAAAGTCCCGCAGACTCAAGAAAATACAGCCCCTCCGCTAATTCTACTGGACTTTTAGCAGTNTCAGTTGCCATTTCCATAATACCAGCTTTCATAGTTTCAATCTCAGCCCCCGTTCTTCCAACAAGAGTCTGAATCTTAGTCATTGATTTCTGAAAGTCTAACGAAAGTTTTATAGCTCCTCCCCCTGCTGCGAGTAAAGGCATCGTTAACATAGTAGTCATATTCTTACCAATGTTACCGATTGACTTACCGAATTTTTGCATCTTACGAGATGCGGCAGTCATCTTTTTATTGAACTCAGCTGTTTTCGCTCCTAACCTAACATTTAATGCTGCATCACTCATATTATTTTGCCCTTTTTAATTTTTGATATCTTTCATACGCTTGTTTGGTAGTTTCATAAGTATCTATATCTTTTTGTTCCCAATCAAATGTAATTAATTTCTTTAATTTTATTTGTTTATTCTTAGGTAAATGAACATTTATTAATAAACAAGTTTGCCATCTACATCTCTCCCATTCTTTTCTCTCACTATTTTCTTTATCTACCCAATATCCGTCTACCGCATTCCAAAAAGCCCTAGGAGTTAGGTTATACAAATTCTCATAAGTCATTCCTAATTGTCCTAATCCTATCTCCTCAATCTTATCAAAAGTCCAATTAAGTTTATCTACTTCGACTTTCCCTTTTTTGTGCTTTTTTTTTCTGAGGTTTCTTGATTTTTACCCATCATCTCAGTAAATAAAACCATACATCTTTCAATCGCTGAGATATCGTAATCNAAATCATCTCCTAAATCATCCATTGTATAAATGAAATCCTCTTTTGATGCTCTAGCTCCATCTTTTAATCCGCAATATATTAATGCTAATGCAGTATCAAAAGTCATATTATCTCCAATCTTATCCATCTCACTTATTCCAATACCAGTCATTCTTGAAAAATGTCTTAAAGCATTGAAACCAAACTTACATGGTCTTTTCTTACCATTAATTTTTACATATTCAAACATATCCTTTCGTGTTTTATATGGGATTAGTAGAGGGCGACACCACGAAAGGTAGAATCGCCCAATACATCACCCAAAAGTTAATAAATTATGCCTCTGTATCCTCAGATAAAGCAGCTGTTCCCTCGAATGTAGCAGAGAAAGTCATATTATCCTCTAAAGGAGCTGTTTGCTCTAAAGAAGTTAAGAAGACTTGTCCGTAATAATACTTATCACCTGACACCCCTGATGTTAATTCTAAGTAAGTAGCTGTTCTACCCGTTAATAAAGCGTACATATCATCGTANTTCTTTACTGCAGCCGAAGCAGAATCTCTNTCNGCGTATAATCCCTCAACTGATGCACTCCAAGACATTTGTGCTTCTAATAACTCTCTCCAACCTGCTGAGCTTTTATTAGAAATATCTCTCGTATCCATTGATAAAGATATAGACGCAGATGTAGAAAATGCAATTGCTGTTGCCGATGCGTGATTAGCTCCCGTCTTTATCACACATAGCGTTCCATTTATAATATTATCTGTTGCCATTTATTTTTTTTTTAGTAATTAATTAATTTCCATTTTGTTTTCATTCTCACTTTCTTGTATCTCAACCTTAGCTTTTGTTTTTGTCTTTTTTCTTTTACCTTTTCCTTTGATGTATTCNTTTTCTACAAAGTAATCTACTTGACCTTTATGAATAAAAATAACAGCTCCAGCTTTTTGATTTCCAAAATCTTTTAGTAATATATGTTTTTCCATTTTTTTTTTATTTATTGATAACTAGGCTCAAATCTACAAGAATAATTTTGTGAGATTTGATAAACCCCTTTTTGATTATATGTTTCATTAAATTCAAACAGATTAGATTGAGATGTAAATTGAATACTTTGAATAATACAACCTCCAAAAGTTCCTGCTTTTCTATCTAACATTCCTCTAACCATTTCTGCGATATCATTAACATCCTCAGCAACTGATGAAAATATATTTAATGTAATATCTCCAACATCTAAACTTGACCTCCCACTTTTTGTATCATTAGCATCTGTTCCCGTTCTATAAAAAATAATATAAGGATAGTTATTAATATTACTAGCCTGATTAAGAGCCCCAAAACTAATTCTAGTATTTTTAGTAGCTAAAGCAGCTGAGGTACTTAATATATTATATATTCCTTTTTCTATCGCCATTATTTCAATTCAAAGACTCCATTAGTTTTACTTACCGCTTGTGATAAAACTTTTTTATAATTTTTTTCCATCATATTACTAATACCTTTCTTAGTAGCTAATAATGCAGGTTTAACAAAAGGTTGAGGTTTAACAAATTCTGTTCCGAATTGAACCATATGCATATACCANCCTCCTTTTTCCGGTTTTTTCCATACTCCACTTTTATATTTAGGACCTATATACATTGCCCCTGACTTAGATGACCTCCTCGTTGTAAACGCTTTAATAGATTTTTTTAATTGTCCGGGTTTAATTGATACATATATCTTTCCCATACCATTAGGAGCCCTCATTGAGCCAGATGCTTTTGGAGTTCTATAAACATCAAAACTAGTTGCTGTAGTTAATAAAGGGGCTAATCCTATCATAACCTTTTTAACGATTTTTGCAGCTGGATGAATAACCTCTCTTTTTACCTTTTGTCTATCATTAACGATATCAAGGATAGTATCAAAACCATCCAACGCTATTTGATTTCCCTCTAATTCTGCTGTTATCATCCTATATATAAATTTGTATCATCACTATTAACTGAACAAATAAAAGTCCTCCATTTCGTTCTTCCTCCCCATACTCTAACACCATCAATAGAATAGTATTGCGTTCTATTAGATGATATTAAACCATCAACTAAAGGATAAGCTATTCTCATTTTATTAGGAGCATTAAACTCAGATGAGGTAGTTGTATAACCATTATCTCTAATTGTAAATTCTATATTTACTACATTAGTTATATTATCCTCTGCATCGCTTGATTTTCCATCTTTGAATTCTACCTTCGCCCAAACTAGATTCGTATCATCAATATCCGGCCAAGTAAATTTCACACCCCCCATAGCATCAGTAGATGTTGCTGATTCTTGTAATCCTATTTGACAATCTAATTCTCCTATACTTAACATGACATTCCAAAATCTCTAATTCTATACCTATCCATAATATATCTCGCAGTCATTGGAATACTACCAACACTTCTACCCACAACCGCCTCTTGTCTATTCTCATACCATTGTCCTACTAAAATTAAAACCCCTTGTTTGATTCCCTGAGGAACAGAACTAGGTAATTTGAATCCTGAGCTATATTGAATTATAATAGCATTTTTTCTATCTGCAATATCTGGATAATCTTTATCTAAATTCAAACTAACTCTCGCTGGAGTAGATGCTCCATCAACAAGATAATTTGTAGCATTCCAAGTTGTAATAACATTATTCAAATTATAATAAGTAATAGCAGTAACACTAAGAGTATTAGAATTCGCAACTGGAGAATGATATAATTGTTTTGTATCACACCAAGTATCACAATATTGATAGAAAGTTTTTTGCATTATTGAGATATTACAATATAACTCAAATTCTTGTTGTGCTGTAGCTATTAATGACTCAATATAAGAGTCATCAGTATTTGTAGAAACTCTCAAATGTGTCTTAGCTTCTGCAACGCTTACACACAGATTTGCTTCAGTAAAATTTGTTGTTACACTTCGTGCCATTTGCGTTGTTTTTTTAGTCTTTTTTTTACTTCATTAATTTTTTTTTGCGACCANCATCCTTATCTAGTAAATCCACTAACTTTTCTTTTTGATGTATAGATATCACTCATACAGCAAAGTCCTGGAGAGGACTGGATTTCGGTCTTAAAGTGGATTTCTCGTTTTTCNTAAAATGGCTGAAAATGGGGGGAAAAATACCCCCCAAAATCGTGCCAAAAATTATTAAGAAATGTGTGTATATTGGAAGCTAGTTGCTCTTCTATAAACCACATCCCAGAATGATAAAATTACTAATCTTACCTCACCAGAAATTGCTTTTGTGTAAGGGTCAACAACAACATCAAGTGCGTTACCAAATTGTCCGATTACACAATCATCCCAACGACCAAGAACTAATCCATTTGGATGTCCTGAACCATCGTCATTACAGTTACCAGTTGAACGAGCCATATACCCATCAATCAAATCTTCATACCATACTGGCTGTCCTGCAAAGTCAGTTCCAGAAGTTGGCTGACCTACTACTTGCTTTAAGATTTGTCTTCCACCTGGAGTTGTAATATATGCTAATCTACCAAAATCTGCATTTGCAGTTTCTAGGTCTTTTTGCATTTCCAAGATGTTAGCGTATGACGCTGCAGCTCCAGCCATAGCCTGAGTTCCTGCATTGAATACTCCTTGTGGAGTTGCTCCNGCCCCTGCGTCAGCTCCTAATACAGCAGCTTCTAATACAGATGCGATAGCGTTAGTCATATCATCTCTAATTACTCCCTCAACAGAATTATTAGTTTGAGCTAATAACATTTTAGAAATATCCATATAAGATGAAAGTTTCTTAGGCTGTAGAGTAGTTGAAGCTATAACAGATGCAGCATCAGTCGCGTTAGCAACCTCAGTTCCCCAACCAGCAGTAGTACCGCTTAAAGTAGGTAATTTCATATCTCCTGATAATCCATACATCCAAGTAGCTAAATCTCCTAATACAGTTTTATTCTGTAAAGTACCTGCCCAATCTCCAACCTGAGTTTCAATCATTCCACTTGCGTTAGAAGTTAATTGAGGGTTGTTTCTTGTTTCACCAAAAACCATTGTAGGTATACCAACACCAGTAATAGTATTGCTTCTCTTAGCCTCATCGTGATATTCTTTTTCAATACCAGAAAGATTATTATTCATATAACCATTTATAGCATTTTGTATTGAATATCTTTTATCAGCTTTTGGCTGAGATACAGAGCCACCACTAACTGCAGCAGCCGTTCTTAATTCTGATTCTATTTTTTCTGCTCTTTTGATATTTANATCTAAATCATCAATTTTAGAAATCATAGTATCAACTTTTTTCGCCTCGCTTTTAGTTAGTTCTCTTTTCTCAGAAGTTGCTTTTCCGTGTACATCTTCTAATTTAGAAACTAAGTCTGAACGAGTTTCTTTTAAGTCTAAACTCTTTTTCATTTTTATTTTCTTTTAATTATGTTAATTTTTAATCCAAGTAAACTCGTTCGTCTTTCATACTCTCTTTCATCATTCATTTTTTGTTTGTCTTTATATATCATTCTACTGCGTTTTGCAATAGTTAAATCATTTGCATCAGGATATGCAGGAATAGAAACTGGGCTAACATCAAATAATCTAGCTACTTTTTCTATTGTTCTTATCTCTCCTTTATTGCTATCTTTCCAAGAATCTTTTTCTACTTGGAATGCAAAACTTGATTGAGTGATATCTCCTCTTTTCATTGATACTAATAAATCTCTACCTGCTGTTGTATCTGGAACATCAAAAGAATATTTTAATCCTTTTTTATCTGTTGATAATTTAAGTGTTCCAGCAGATGAACGAGCAAGTAAAAAATTCGGGTCGTGATTAAAAAATGCTCTCACATCATTTTTAAGAACATTATCAAAAGCTCCCGGTTTAATCATCTCTCTGAAACCTCCTAAGTCTTCTGATAGTTGATTGAATACAGCTGCGTGTCCCTCAACAATATTTCTTTTACCTTTTTTAGTAACTCTAGTTTCAACTGAGAAAAATCTTTTTTCAGTAGAATCAGTAGTATCCCAAATATCTCTTTTCTTTTCTTCTTCCTCTTCTTCCTCTTCTTCATCTTCTTCCTCCTCATCCTCTTCCATCTCCTCATCAGCTTCGTCCTCCTCCTCATCTAATTCTTCTTCCTCATCTTCTTCGTGTTCATCTCTATCCTCTTCCTCGTCCTCATCCTCTTCATCATCTACATCATCCTCAACCTCATCTTCTTCCATATCTTCTTCATCCACTTCTTCTTCCTCTTCCACCAACTCGTCTTCTTCATCGTAGTGAGAATCAGCTTCCTCAGTATCGTCAGCGCCAACTGTTTCCTCATCTCCTTCGTCTGGGACATCACTATCTTTGATTGTAACCCCCTCGAATTCATCGGTTTTTTCATATACTATTGTTATTGTTTCCTCGTCTTCTATAATTTCTTTGACGTGTCTTTTTTCATCTGTTTTCATATTATTATTTTCTAATTTAGTTTTACAAATTGCTAATCGTTGTTTATTATCATATTCTGATTTCATCGTATCATCAGACATACATCTATCTATAAAATCTGAATCGCTTTCATTTAACTGAGGTTTAGGAATCGGCATCTGTATCTTCTTCTATTTGTTCCTCGTTAGTAATCTCAGCATCTCCACCTTGAATAATAGTATCAACAGTAGCCATATTTAATTGCATAAACAGATTATCTCCTTGTTCTACTCTATTCATATTTTCTTTTTGTCTAATTTCGTTTATAGACATCGCTCCTATATTTAACATTGTTCTATAATACTCAGCCCTCTCTTTTGGATTACCACGCAGTAGAGCGTTAGTATTAAACTCAAAGAATAATGTTCCTATTTCTTTTTTCTTTAATAACTTACAAGTCATTTCTTGTTCTATCATTATGAGATAAGGCATTAAAGAATATTGAACAAATTCTCTACTTTGTTCTTGTATATTATTGAATGAACTTTTACTTAAATCGCGTAATAAGTGAGGAGGTATATTAAAAATTCTAGCAATTTCCTCAATTGAAAATTGTCTTGATGATAGAAACTGACTTGCTTCATTTGATAAACTTATTGTATTAAATTTTAACCCCTCTTCTAAAATTAATGTTTTATTTGAATCTCCAATCTTAGCGTAATTCATATCGAATGAATTTCTTAATCGGTCTATCGCCTCAGTTGATAAAGCCCTATCAGTTTGTAGAACTCCTGATACTTTCGCTCCATTTTGAAAATATGAATTTCCATATCTTTCTAATCCTAATCCCCAAGAAATAGAATTAGCACAAGTGTCTATTGGCGACATTCCAACCATTCCATCATTACTCATTATCTTGAAATGCAACATCTCCTCATACTCTATTGCTTCTCCAGTATTTTTATTATAATAATAATATTTTTCATCATATTCTCGTATCTCTACATCTGTAACTAATAAAGGATATAATGCGATAGGTCGCCCACTTCCATTTCTTTCTATTTGGATATAAGAATTACCATTGATACAAAGGTCATACATTATTTTTTGGATAAATCCGAAACGAGTTTGATATTCGTTCGGTTTATTATGAACTAAGTTATATAAGAAATGGTCTGTTCTATTAATCTTATCTCCATTCTCCAATCTTTCAATTAATCCAATAGGAAGTTGAGCTACTGATTCTGATAACATTCTTATCGCTGCCCAGACTGCTGTAAACGTTACTGCGGAGTCTTGATTGACTGGGATACCACTACCACCTGAGGGTATGAAAGAGTTGGGGTCTATAAAACTCCCAGAACGTTTTTCATTTGAACTAAAGATGTTAGTCAAGAAATCAAATATTGCCATAAAATTTTAAGAATTTTTGCAAGTATACGAATAATAATTTTTACTTCTTGAAACTTTGTTTCATTTTTCTATTCATTACTACTCTAAAACTATCATACGAACTATATCTCCTTTTTCCAAAATAAGATTCGTATTCTTTTTCAGTTTCTTCATAAGCGGCACTATAGGTTTTTTGATTTTTACAATGATTATGAAAACGCTCCTCAAAACCTCTAGGACTTAATAAAACTAATATTTCTAATGGTATTGTCATATTTATATAATTATTAAACCTCTGTCGTTATAAATCGAATCTCCAGGACTCTCATCAGTTAAAAACTCTCCAAGAGCCATAATNAAAGCAACAACCCCATCTACTTTCTCAGAACTCTTTGCTTTATCAACTTTAATATTTTCTGCNGGGTCTGTTCTTAAAGATACATTTTGCATTTGCCATCGTAGNATTGGATTAGACAGATGATTGATTTGTTTTTTTAATACTAATTTTTCTAACTCTTTCGTAGGCGCAGACATACTAGCATAACCTTGTCCGAATGGACTCATACTTGCTCCATCATCAACTAAATTAACAACTAATTGACTTGAGTTCCATCTATCAAAAGCGATAGATTTTATATTATACTCAGCTCCTAAATCGTTTACAGTTTTTCTTATAAAATCATAATCTTGAACATCCCCTGGAGTAGTAATTAGATGCCCATCTCTTTCCCATTGATTGTATGGTATTTTATCTTTCATCGTTCTATTATAAACATTATCCTCAGGACAAAAGAAATAAGGTAATACTATAAATTCATCATCCATTGGAAATAATAAAACTAAGGAACTTAAATCTCTTGTAGATGCTAAATCTAATCCAGCCCAACATTCTTGTCCTTTTAATTTTTTTATATCAAAAGGTTTTGAATTTTGCATCCAGATATTATCTCCAATCCATTTAGTAACTGAGGAAGTCCATATATTAAGATGAAGACGCTTAAAAGAATTTTCATAGGATACTATCTCAGTTGCTTTCTTAGATTCTTTTTCAAAATAATCTTTCTTAATACTTTTACCATAATTGGGATTAGCTTTTTTCCATACTTTTTCACAAGTGATATCATCATCCTCCTCCGCTGCATAGATGATAGGNAAGAAAGAATCATCATCAATTAATCCATCCCTCACTTTCATAGCATAATCGTGTATCTCCCAACATATATTACCATCAGTTTTTGAACTACCCGCAGTTGTTATTGCTAATATAATAGGNTGACTCCTAGCCCCCGTAGATGTTACCATTGTATCCCATAACTCACGATTAGGTTGAGTATGTAATTCATCAAATAGGATAGCGTGGGCGTTATGTCCGTGTTGTAGTTTAGCATCAGATGATAATACCTTATAAGTATTTCCCTTTGCTGGATTCATAATTGAATTACGATATAGTTTAGCTCTTTGAAATAATTGAGGGGACATCTCTACCATTGATTTTGCAATATTAAAAATGATACCAGCTTGATTCCTATCTCCAGCACAAGAAAAGACTTCTGCCCCCCTTTCACTATCAGCAAATAAAACATATAATGCAATCGCAGCTCCTAAAGTACTTTTNCCATTCTTACGAGGTATACAACAATAGATTTGCCGATATCTCCTAAGTCCAGTTTCTTTATTTTTCCAACCAAACATAGGTCTGATTAAATCATCTTTTTGCCAATCTTCTAATACTAATAATTTACCCGTTAAATCTCCCTTACAATGTCTAATCATTGTTTCAATAAAAGCCACAGCTCTATCAGCTTCTACCTCATCAAAATAATATGTATCGTTTTTAGTCAAAGAAATTGTATTCGTTATTTTGTTGTATAAAAGTAGGTTGTTGAATTGATGTTCTAGCCGATGGAGTAAAACCAAATTGAGTTGCTAATTTTAATGCCCTATCCAAAGCGTCATTTGCAATCTTTTGAAATGGTACAGATTGAGTATGTTTTATAGTTCCATCAGGATTTTTGAAAACTTGAATTCTACCTTTATCTCTTAGCATCATTTCCGTTTCAATATGTAGAGCCATCGCATTACAATAAGCCTCAATTAATCGTAAATCAATTTGATGTAACATTCTTTTATTAAAAAGTTCATTACATACTTTAATCCATTCCTCTTTTCCTATCTCAGTTAACCAATCAGGAGCAGATGGAACTTCCCCAACCAAAGACACTTGCATCTCATTTTCTATTTGTCTTTCCGGTTTTAGAGTGCCTTGTAATTCTTTTATTTTTGTTGGCGTTTTTTTTCTACCTCTTCCCATTTCTTGAGATTCTGTTCAAGTTTATTTTTTTCAATATTTTTTGTTATGCCTAATCCTATTTGACTAGCGACATACAAACCGACAGTAACACATACGACACACATTATGATACACCCAAACATTCTTCCGGTATATTAAGTGCTTCAATTACTGCAAATTCAAAAACTTTAGCATCGGAATTATAACCTCCTAATTTTCCTACCCTTTCTTTTAACTCTTCCCATCTCGCAAAGGTTTCCTCTGTTACTTTGAATTTAATATCTTTTTCAAATTCAGTATCTCCAAAAGTATCAACCTCATCATTATCATATTGCGTCCAATCAAACTCAGTTAGCTCCGACATCTTTTTAATTTGTTCATCATCAAAAGGCATAGTTTTAGATAAGTCTTCTGCTGAGAATTCTTTTGTTAAAGTTGATATCAATTCTGCCATTTTTAAGTTATCCGATTCAAATTTAGTTTCATTAGTTTCAATCGCTATTCTTTGAGCCTCAGCTAATGTAATTTTACCACAATTATATGCGTGAGCCTTTTTAGTTTTAAGAATTTTCATTACATCTAATCTGTGATTTCCATTTACTACCTCAAAGAAGCCCGTATCCAATTCTCTAATTAATATATTTTCTATTTGTCCGTTACGCTTAAAATTATTAAGTAGGTTTTCGGTCTGCGCCTCATTCTCCTCCTTATAATTCCAATCAGCTTTTACTAATTTTGATACCTCAATATCACAAAATCCTTTTTTCATCTTTCGTTGTTTTAATTATTAATATTTGATTCCTTTTTTTTCCCATAAATCTGTTACATATTTTTCTAATTTAACCCATTCTTTGATAGAATGAATTAATCTTAATCTCCAAAGACCTTTTGTTTTACCACTATATCCTATTGTCTTATAAGATGCTTTGTTTTTATCTGATGTTGGTATAGCATTCATCTCTCCATTCTTAAACTCATAATAAGTTCCACGCCGACTAGCCTCAATCCAACTAGTAGAATCAACAGAATACCAAGGATATCTCTTTAATATATCCATACCAGTCATACCAAATCCATGAACTTTACAATTTCCTCTAATTATTTGAAAACATTTATCCAAATGAGCTTTTAATAAAGGTTTGTTTTTAGCGAATGGAACTAATCCTCCTAAGCAGATATAGTCATACTCTTTAGAAAGTCGCTCTAAACGCTTAAAATCACCCTTAAAATGAAAGACTGGTAAAGGTTTTAATCCTTTAGCCTCCATATATTTTTGATTACGCTCTGTTCCCTCCTCATCTCCAATACAATCTAACTGGGCATAGTAGGTAATTTGTTTTTTATATTTTTTAATAAAATCACAATACTCGTCAATATCAATTTTTGCCCCCTGAGTAAAAGCAGAGAAACCCCCTGAGTCTAAAAAAATTTTTCTTGGTCTTTCAAATAATTCTTTTGCTCTTTTCTTGGGATAACTATAATAAGAAAATAATTCTTTTGTAGTTTTCATTTCCTCTAATACTGAGTTGAACGCCTCAGCTCCTGCGAAGTATAAATCCATATTAGCTGTTTTAGTATTTATTATATCGTGATATGATACGAGTTGATTAGATGTTCCTCCTGATATCATAACCATTTCTTTATATTTTTGATTACCTACATTTCCTGCAAAATATAATATCATTTTATTCTATATTTTTTTCCATCTTGATGAATATTATTTTTAGCTAAAAATTCATAGAAACCTTTTTTTCTCAAATCACAAGCGGGACAATCTCCACATCCATATCCCCAATCGTGAAGTTCATCTCTTACTCCATTATAACAAGTATGAGATTTTTCTATTACTGAATAAAGATATCCTCCTACAAAAGCTAATTGAAAAGTTTCTTGTTTATTGAGATACATTAAAGGAGTAAGAATTTCAATCTCTGAATCACTTCCTATATTAGATGCCAATGTAATCGCATCAATAAATTCTCTACGACAATCAGGATATCCAGAGTAATCAGTTTCACACATTCCTCCTATCAAATACTTTGCCCCTATCTTTTGAGCAAAAGCGTGAGATAAGGTTATGAATAATTGATTTCTATTCGGAACAAATGATGATGGTAATCCTTTATCATTTAATTCATTTACATCTCCATTTGAGGTCAAAGCAGATTCTACTAAAGTATCTAAAAATGAGATATCAATAATTGTTTGTTTAATATTTAATTCCTCGCATACTTTTTTAGCGCAATCTAATTCGATAGAATGTTTTTGTCCGTAGTTAAAAGTTATAGCCTCAACCTCTTCAAATCTTATTTTGTTGTTTATAGCCCAATATAAACAAGTCGTTGAGTCTTGTCCCCCTGAGAATATTACTAATGCTTTCATTTTAAGAATTTTTTTTGTTTATAATATTGTAATTGTTTACCAATACCTAAATTGGATAATGGAATATGATATTTTTTTCCTAACGATTTTAATAATCCCTCACGATACTTTATTCCACAATGATAATATATGACATCACTTTTAGAAATAAGTCCCTTAGACTGCTTAAAAACGTGGAAATCCCAGTATTTTTTATGTTCTTTACTTAAATCATTTAATGTAAAATCATAATTTTCTATTAAATCATCTAATTTTAATAGTCCATACTTAGCTGATAAGATAAAATTCTTATCGTAATTCTTTTTACAATAATCTAAAGCGTAAGTAAACAATGGAGATATGTATAATTTCTGAGCCTCAACTTTATTTTCAGTAGATAATTTAGTGCTACAACAAGATATTAATCCTATTTTCATTTAATCAGATTCAAAAATTCATTCCTTGCCTTAGAATCATCTTTGAAAACTCCTATCATCTTAGATGTTGTAGTATGAGTTCCGTGTTTTTTAACTCCTCTCATTTCCATACACATATGTTTTGCTTTCAAAACTACAGCAATTCCCTGAGGTTTTAACTCATTATGTAAGAATTCTGCTACCTGATTAGTGATTCTTTCTTGATTTTGTAGCTTTCTAGCAAAAGTTTCTAATGTTCTAGCTAGTTTTGATAACCCTACAATCCTTTTATTAGGTATATATGCTATATGTCCCTCCCCAAAGAATGGAGCTATATGATGTTCGCATAAAGAATGAAATGGAATATTAGTTTGAACTATCATCTCATCATATCCCTCAGAATCAAAAGTAGTGCAATTCCATTTAGGCGGAGATAAAAATTCCTTAAAGAATTTAATATATCGTTTTGGAGTATCTTGTAATCCCTCTCTGTTTGTATCCTCTCCAAAATACTCAAGTAATCTAACTACATTTTCCTCAACCTCTTTTTCTCCTTTTTCCTCCCACGGAAATTCTATCCAAGTATTTTGATGTTCAAATTTTTTATTATATAGAAAACAATATTCTTTATCAGGATATTTCTTGTGCCATTTTTTATAAGTAGCCCCTGAATCGTATAAATCATCAACGATTATATTAGCCTCCTCTGGAGTATCAACTGCCATACCAGTTAAACCAGCAACTATCTGTCCTCCTCTTGGTATTCCGTAGATTTTATCTTTCTTAACTAAACTCTCTTTTAATGTTTTGATTTTTGCATAAATCTCATCCCAAGTAACTTTATATTTTTTCATATCTTATTTTTAATTAAACTCCAACCGTTTTATTCCATAATACTATTTGTAATCTAGTAGAGAAATTGAGTGCTTTCTTAATACAGATATCAGCAACGATAGGATTAGTTTTCATCAAATCATCTATATTATCTCCTGCAGGCATTAAGTATATATCTTTATTATCAACTCCTATTTTAGTTAAGATATTTTCCGCCTCAGCAAAATCTTGTTCATTAGAAATTACTATCTTAAAAATTGTATTGTAAGTATTTAATTTTTTTAACGCATCATATTTTATTCTTCTCTCATATTTTACTCCTGAGTTTTTTAACTTAAAAGAACAATTAAATAAATCTATTTTTGGTATTAATTCATCCATAGGAATTATCGTTCCATTAGTTTCTATCTCAATATAAGGTTTGAATCCATAAACTCTCTTAAAACATCTGATTGCCCACTCAATAGATTTTTGTTGTATTAAAGGCTCTCCTCCAGTAAAAATCAAATGAGCTCCATCTCGTAAATAAGGGAGATATTTTCTCATTAAAACTAAAAATTTATCTATCGTATAACCCTCTCCTTTTTTCCATACCTCTATTGTATCACAAGTCCATTCTCCATCGCATAATATATTACACGCTTGTAATCTTATAAATACTGATGGTATCCCCATCGTTCTACCCTCTCCTTGTAATGAGTAAAAATGTTCTGCTATTCTTAATTTAGGTTCTCTAGCCATTATATATAATTGTTGATGATTTTGTTTCACTTAATCTAATCTCTATAATAGGTAGTTTTTGTGCGATTTGTCCGTATATCCAAATTGCCATATTCTCAGCACTAGTTTCAAATGGTAATGCTATATAAGGCTCATTTGCTAAATCAAATAATTCACAGAGTGGGTCATCATCTTTTAATAAAAAATAATGGTCGTATTGTTTTATGATAGGCTCACAAATTAAATCAATATCAGAAAATAGCATTGTTACTCCATCAACCATTTCTCTGAATTTTAAGATGATTTCTACATCGTAAGTATGCCCGTGTAATCGCCCACATTTTTCACCTGCTAATTTATTTCTGTGACCTGCATAAAAATGATATCGTTTTAATATTTTCATATCTATAGTTTTAGTTCAAACTTAAACCACCCCCCCCTTATACTAATTATGGGGTTAAGTATATTGTGG